GCGTACCGCAAGGCTAAAGACCTTATATACAATACGCCCGGGCTACAAAACTACGTAGAGAAAATAAACGAAACCGAACGTAAAATAACGTTTAAAACCGGCTGGGTAATGGAGTTTAACAGCTACAAAGACGAACAAGGCGCTAAGCAAGGTAAGCGCCAATATTCGTTCTTTAACGAGGCTAACGGAATACCTTATAATATTTTTTGGCAAGTCGCGAAGCGGACGCGTAAGCAAGTCTTTATAGATTATAATCCTAGCGCCCCGTTTTGGTGCCACGAAAAGCTAATAGGTACCACGGCGAACGGTAACGACCTAAGCGCGAACGTTCAACTATTCATAAGCGACCACCGCCACAACCCATTTTTAAGCGCTAAAGACCACTATAGAACGGAAAATATACAAGACCCGGAACTATGGAAGGTATACGCCCGGGGGCTTACCGGGAATATAGAGGGGCTTATTTATCCTAATTGGCAACGTATACCCGACGAAAACTACCCTAAAGACGTAGATATATTCGGCGGCCTAGACTTCGGGTATACTGTAGACCCTACCGCCGGGGTTAAATTAGCGGTAGTAGGAAATAATTTGTATATTCGGGAACTTTTGTACGAACCCGGAATAAGTAGCGTAAATACCGTACAAACCTTTAAGGCTAACGGATTTACAGGGAAAGACGAAGTATACTGCGAAAACGATAACGACCAAGTACGCGACCTACGTAAACACGGCCTACTAGCCCTACTAGCTAGGAAAGGCCAAGGGAGCGTAAAAGGCGGAATAAAGAAGGTAAAAGAATTTAACGTATTCTATACCGAAAGTAGCGTAAACTTACACCGGGAAAGACAAAAATATATTTGGACTAAAGACAGACTTACAAACCAAATAACTAACGTACCTATAGACGCGTTTAACCATTTAATGGATGCTATTAGATACGGGGTTTACTCTAAATATTACCGTACGGGACTATGAAAATTAAAGATTTACCGAAAAAAGCCGCGCGAAAATTTGGCGACCACCGGAAAAGGGTTAAGTTTGCCTTATTACCCGCGCGCGTGGGCGACGCTCTAGTATGGCTAGAGCTATACGAAGTTCTAGAAGTATGGCACGTAGACCCCTACGTAGTGGTACTAGAGGGGCAAAAGGTCGCCTTTCAGCTAGGCAAGTGGGTAGAAATTTCTAGGCGTAGATACGTTTAAACTGTGGGAGATTGGACAAATAAACTAGACGTTAAAAAGTTGGAAAACGAATTCCACCGCCTAGGAACTATTAACCGCGCCATAGGTCTAGGAAGCGATGAATATTTTCACACGCTACGCAACGAAGCCGACTACCGACTAGCCTATAATTCTTGCCCGCCGCTTAAGTTTATAGTAGGTAAGAGGGCTAGCGCTTTTAACGCCGGGGTAATGGAAGTACTAAACCGTAGTAACGGTAACTACGCCCGGGGCGCCGAAGCCCGCGAACTTAAGACGCGCCTAGAGCGCCCGAACGCCCTACAGACCGCTAAGCAGTTTAGGAGTCAACAAAACATTTATATAGACGTTTACGGCTATTGTCCGGTACTTAAGGTAGCCCCGGTAGGCTTCGAAGACGGCATACCGTCGGCTATGTGGAATATTCCGCCGTGGCTATTCGACGTTAAGTACGGTAAGGACTTTTTATATAAAACCGATCTAACCGAAATATATAAAAGCTTTTGGATGGAATGGGACGGGCGCCGCGTGGAGCTTTCAAAAGAAAACCTATTCTTTATTTTCGACGACGGCATAGGAACCGACACCGACGTAGCGTTAACTATTCCCGATTCTAGGCTAGTTTCTCTAGAATACCCGGTAAGTAACATAGTAGCCGCTTATAAAGCGCGTAATACTCTTATTACGAAGAAAGGGGCTATAGGTATTCTTTCTAACGACGGGCGCGACCAAGCCGGGACGGTACCACTACCGGACGGCGAAAAAGACGTAGTACAGCAAGCTTTTAGCCGTTACGGAATAGTAGGCCAACCGTACCAAGTTATTATAACCGAAGCGGCGCTAAAGTGGCAACAAATGGGAACGCCTACTAAAGACTTAATGTTATTCGAGGAAATAGAAGACGACGTAAACCAAATAACCGACGCGTACGGCTACCCGGTAGAGCTTGTAAGCCGTAAAGCCGGGGTAACCTATGCTAACAAGCGCGAAGCAAAACGCGACCTTTACGAAGATACTATAATACCGCAAGCGGAAAGCCGCGTAGAGCAATTAAACCGGGGTTTACTAGGCGAAGATTCTAGCCTAGTTATTAGCGTCGACTATTCACACGTCGAAGTATTACAAGACGGTAACGAAGCGAAGGCTAGAGCGCGTAAGGCTCTTAACGAAACGCTAAAGCTAGAATACGATAACGGGCTAATAACTAAAAACGATTGGTTAGAAGCTTTAGGCCGCGACCGCGTAAACGACCCCGAATTTGATAAATACAAAACCGAAACTACTAACAGTTTAAACAATGAAAGCGACCCACCCGAAAATACAGGAGCTTAGAAAACGGTCTAAGCCCGTTACGTTTGGTAACTTCCTAGGGGTAGAAGACACCCGGCTAAAGCTTCAAATAGACGACGAAAACCCGCGCGTAGTTAAAGGCTACCTTTGCGTATGGGAAGTAGTAGACAGCCACGGGACTATTTGGACTAAAGGCGCGTTCGCTAGGTCGCTTAAAGAGCGCGGCCCCGGAAGCAACGCTAGCCAAAAGATTTTATTTTTATGGCAACACGACCAAAAAGACCCTATAGGCCGTTTCTTGGTTTTGAAAGAAGATAATTTCGGGCTATATTTCGAAGCGGAAGTAGACCCGGTACCAAGCGGCGAACGCGCCCTAATTCAAATAAACTCCGGGACTATTAACCAATTTTCTACCGGGTTCGATTTTATTTGGGATAGGCTAGAATGGGACGAAGACGCCGAAGCGGTAAGAGTAAACGAAGTAGACCTATACGAAGGGTCTTGCGTTTCTTTCGCTTCTATTAAAGAGACTTACGCTATACGTAGCGTAGAACAATTAGACGCGCTAAAAGACCTAGCTAAAAGCGAGGTAGACGCGCTTCTAATTCAAGTACCTAGGAAATTACAATTAGAGCTAAGACAGGCTTTAACCGAATACGTAACACTTTTAGAAACTAGCGCGCTAACGGAAGACGCCGTAGAAGCAACTAGGAAGACGAAAGGCGGGACAACTTCGAAAAAAGGTCTAAACCTTAGCGCCATAAATAAAGCGTTTAACTAAATCTATAAAAACAATGTCCAAAGCAAGACAGAAAAGAAGCCTAGCTATTCGAACCGAAGGGCTAGACGGCGAAAGTTTGGCGCTAGTTCAGAATCTTAATAAAAGATTCGAAGAACTAGACCTAGCGGGCTACGACGACGTAGCTACGGAAGTAAGAACCGTTTTAGGCGGGCTTATGAATGAAAGCGGCGAATGGAAAGTAAAGCCGGACGCCATAGCGGAACTATTGGGAGACGGCGAAAAGTCCCTAATTACCCGAATGAAGAAGCAAGGCGAAGAGCTAGCGAAGCTTAAGCAAGTAACGGAAGAAAAACCGCTTTCTTTCCGCGCCCACTTGCAAAAGAACAAAAAGGCTATCGAAGAAGTATTCGTAAACGGGCAAGGCGAAGTAAAATTTGATATTAGAGCCGCGGCTATTATGACTACGGAAAACGTAGTAGACGGCCTAGACGCTCTACCCGACGACCTTATAGAAAGCTTTTCCGTAGGGGGCTTCGTGGAGAAAAGACAAGACCGCGAATATATCTACGATATTGCCACACGTACAACCGTAGCGCGTATCGAAAAATATAAGACGTGGCTAAGCGAAGGCGGCGAAGAAGGCGTATTTGCCGAAGTAGCCGAAGGCGGCCTAAAGCCTTTACTTTCCGCCGGGCTAGTTCGTAACTATTCGCAAGCCTTTAAGGTAGCGGGTAAGTACGTAGTTACCGAAGAGCTTTCTAAGTTTATGGCGAACGTCTATAACATTATTAGACGTTTGATTATGCAGAAAGTCCAAAGAGACTACGCTAAGAAGCTTACCGACGCGCTAGTAGCGGCGGCGGCGCCTTACGTTGCTTCGGCTCTAGACGACCAATACCCGGCGGCTAAGGTAACCGACTACCACGCTATAGCCGCGGTAGCCGCCCAAATTGGCGCGCTAAACTTTACGGCGGACGTCTTGATAATGAACCCGCAAGACAAATGGCGTATCGGTATGTCTTCCGATGCTAACGGGCAATTCTACCTAACTATCCCTACTACAGACCCGGCGGGCGTTACCCGTATGATGGGCTTTAGAGTGGTAGAATCTAATAGAATCCCGGTAGGTTCCTTTATTCTAGGTGAAAGCGGTCTATGGGAAATCGAAGACGAAACCGTAACCGTAAGAATAGGCTACGGCGTGGAAGTAACCAAAGACCTAGAAGGTAAAGTAACCGAAGTAGAAAGCGACGTAGACCACAACCGATTCCGGGTTATTGTGGAGACTTTCGCCCACTCTTATATAGACACGAACTACGCCGGGTCTTTCGTATTGGCGGAATTTGACACCGTAAAAGCGGCGGTAACCGCGCCGTAAGACAGCTAAGCCCCTACGGGGGCTTACGCTTGTTTACCTAGTAAATCAAACGTAAAATCTTTAACTATTTGTAAAATGTCACAGGCTAAGAAAGTCGCAAAAGACGACAAAATAACGGTATACGGTACCGAAAAAAGTAACGCTATGGTAACCGGGAAGGCGTACAAAGTCCACAAAGAATTAGCTAAAAAGCTAATCGCAAAAGGACACGCCGCAACCGAAGCGCCGAAAGCGAAAACCGAAAAGTAAGCAACCCCCCGCCGCCTAAACTATGGATAACTTAGTAAACTCTTCCTTTTTTGTAGCTAATAGAACGGTAGCCCAACTATCGGAAAATAGCGTAAGGTTAAATTTAGAAACCTTTATTAAGCGTTTCCAATACGACTATTTAACCCGGGTAATGGGTCTAACTTTGTATAAGCTTTTCGAAGCTGAATACACGGGCGGCCCTATACCGCAAAAATGGAAAGACCTAGTAGACGGGGCGGAATTTGACTATAAAGGGGCGGTTTGCGTTTGGCCGGGCTTAGCTAACCAAACGTTTAAAACTTCCCCTATAGCCGACTACGTGTACTACCACTACCACCGCGATCAAGCTACTACGGTAGTAGGTTCGGGAACTATGGTACCAAACGTAGAAAACGGCGAAGTAGTAGTAAACCGCGGTAGAATGGTAGACGCGTGGAACGCCGCCCGGAAAGGCGCCCAACTTCTAGAAATGTTTCTACAGTCTAGACCCGACGACTACCCGAACTACGACGGCGTAAGCGAAGAAAACCGCCAATATTTTACGGCTATTAATATTCTTAACCTATGAAACCCGACTACGTACTAGTAGACGAAGTTAAGAAGCTAGTAGAAAACGTTTCTACGAAGCTACTACCCGAACTACAGGCGGTAGACCCGCTTATAACCGGGGTACACTTCGAACATGGACACCTAGCCGAAGTAGTAGAGACGTTAAGACAGAAAAACGCCGTAGAGGAAGAGCGGTACAAAAAGTACCCACTAATAGCGCTAATACACGACTTCCCGGAAAACGTAACGGGCGCCCCGGGCGTTCAATCGGAACCGGAACTAAGGCTAATTATAGTTAATTCTACCGAACCTACCTATAAGGCGAAGCAACGGCTAGAACTAAACTTTAAACCTATTCTATACCCTATCTATAAAGAGTTTCTAGAGCAATTTAGAAAAAGCCCGGTATTTATGGGGTATAACGTACCGCCACACAAAAAGACCGATAGGCTATATTGGGGGCGCGAAAAGCTAATAGGTAACGCGGCTAATATTTTCGAAGATTGGGTAGACTGTATAGAGCTACAAAACCTAAAAACAAAACTTAAACTAAAAACTTGCTAAAACTATGGAAGTAAATAAATTTGTTTGCGGCGCCAATATCAAAAATACGGGCGTCGGGACTTGTTCGCTAGCGCTACAGACTGTAGCGGGCGCTTTCTTGGTACCCGCCGACTTTGTAGTAGACGAAGCGGGCGCCGCCGACCTATTCGACACGCTACAGGCCGCCGCTAAGGCGTCTAAGCGTAACCGTATCTACCCGGTACATAGATTCGTACAAGTTACGAACAATTCGGAAGACAAAACTACGCAAAGCTTCGGCTATGGCGGCTTAGCGGTAGTTCGCGAAGGCTTCTATAATTGGCTTTTGCAGTACGTAGACGGCGGGCTATGCCTCCACAACCGACTAAGAAGCCATAACGGCAAAGCTAAAGCGGTTCTTTTCTACGACGCGCAAGGCGTAATTTTCGGGCGTTCCGTTCTTTTGCCCGCCAACCCGGCGCTAATTGAACCCGAACCGAAGTACGGCCTAGGCGGTATTCCTTTAGAATACTTTTGGGCTAACCCTTGGACGCCTAACGACGGGTCTAACGTTATGGCTACGGCGGTACAGTTTGTATTTAAGCCGAAGTACATAAACGAAGAACTAGGCTACATTCAAGCGAATTTTGACCTAGAGGGCCTAAAAGGCTTAGGGGGCGTAGTTCTTTCGGAAGCGGTAGCTAAAGCGGCTAACGTTCTTACCGTGGCGGCTAATTACGGATGCAGTTTCGAACCGGACGGCGCCGACTTCTTCGAAGACTTCGAAGCCGACCTAGCCGACGCCGCGCTATGGAAGGTAACCACGTCTAGCGGGCTAGAAATAGCTATTACTAGCGTAGCCGCCGACGCCGCTAACCGCGCGTTTACCGTAACGCTAGACGCCCTAGACCCGAACTACAGCGCTACCGCGCCGTTAAAAGTTTCGCTAGTAAGCCCGGCGGAAATGGAAACAGCGGGAGCCGACGCGCTAAGCTTGTACGAAAGTAACGTACTAAGCGTAGCCGGAACCGCTTAAACGTGGAGCGCGTTAGATTTACCCGGTTAAGCTTCAATAAAGAAAAGGTAAAGGGGCTTACGCTTGGCCAATTCAAAAAGAAGTTTATGAAGCCTTACGGCGAAGCCGGGGTAGACCTTACTAGCGAATACTACGCCTTATTTCCCGAAAGGAAACCGAAGCCAAAGGCGGAAGAAGAAAGCGAAGGCTAGAACCTAAAGCCCGGCCTACTCTAAGGTCGGGCTTTTTTTAAATTAAAGCTATGGGAACTATAAGGGACTTACTAGAGGCGCTAGAACGCGTAGACCTAGAGGCGCAAGCGGAAGTAATACTAGAAAACACTTCCGAAGAGATTATAAAACACAATCAAAGCCAACTATACTACGAAGGTATAGACGCCGACGGTAAGAGCTTAGAGCCTTACAAGTGGAAAGAATACGCCGCCTATAAAGCCCGGCGGAACCCTTCACACCCGGGAATACCCGACCTTTACGACGAAGGTAATTTTTATAGAGGCTTCGAAGTGGAACTACTAGGCGGGGCTAAATTTACCCTTAAATCTACCGACGAAAAAGCTACAGCGCTAGAACAAAAGTACGGGCAAATTTTCGGACTTACCGACGAAAACGAAGCCAAATACGGCGAATTTTACAAAGCGCTTTTAATGGCTTATATTAGCAACGTAACCGGACTAAAAAGCGAATGAAGGTATTAAAACGGAAGTACTACCAAACGGCAAAAGAGACGCCCCTAACGGTTTTTATGGACATTCTAGACGGCGCGCCGCTAACGCGTCTAGAGCGCCCCGGAGGCCTTATACAGGCTAGCCCGGAAAAGCTTTCTAAGGCGTGGAATTCAATCTATTTCGAGTTCCTAGACTTAGTAAAAAGCCTAGAATACTTACACAAATTCCACACCGTTAAACAAATAGCTAAGCTTAACACTATTAAAGCTATTTTAGTTAATTTAAAGTTTAACGCCCGGGTAGTAAAAGACCCCAATTTTTCTAAATTGCTAAACAAAGCCGGGATTTTTCCCAAAGACAGAAAGCTAACCCCGGTAAAAATAGAAAAGCTTATAGAAGCTAGGCTAAAAACTATAGAATTAGATTTAAGAAAACTAGAAAGCGGAATTAAAAACGACGCGCCTACAGACAAACCGAAAGACGGGGCGTTTATAGAAAGCCTAGTAAACCTATCTAAGCTACAGGGGTACCGAATAGACCCCGAAAAAACAAGCGTAGCGGAATTCGCGGTAATGATTAAGAACGCCGAAAAACTAAAAGAAAATGGGAAAGATAACCGAAATAATAGACGAAGCGGCGTTTAGCCAATTCGCTAAGCTTCTAGCCTTAACCAAAGAAGCTCAAACCGATTTTACGGGGCTAGTAGAAACCGTTTCTAAGCTTACTACGGAACTAGGAAAGGCTTCTAGTATGAAAGAATTTGAAGTAACCGTAACCAAAGCCGAAAAGGCTACGGACGCGCTAGCGGAAGCTAACAAAAAGGTAGAACAAACTAGCAAGAAAGCCGCCGAAGCGGAAGAAGCCGTAATACAAGCCGCGAAGGTTCGCGCCTCCACTATGGCGGAATCAAAGAAAATGCTAGACGTATATAGCGGGTCTTTAGACGAAAATATAAGACAGCAACTACAAATAAAACTAGTACTACAGGAAAACGCGGCTAAGCAAAAGCAACTAACGAAAGACTATAAAGACGGGAAGGTAGGCGCCGAACAATACGCCAAAGAACTAGAAGACCTAAACCGCGTACAAGTCGAAGGAAAAAAGGCGCTTACTGATTATAACCTAGAAGTACGTAGGGCGCTTAAAGAAAATACAGCCGCTACCGGGTCTTACGACGAACTTAGCGCTACGTTAGACAGGCTTAGAGGCCTTTACCGTAGACTTTCCGAAGAAGAGCGCGAAAACGCCGAAATAGGCGGCGTACTAGTAAAGCAAATACAGGAATACGACAAAACGCTAAAAGACTTAGACAAGTCTATAGGCGTTACTAACCGTAACGTAGGTAACTATACGGAAAGTATAACCGACGCGCTAGCAGAAACCGGACTATTTTCTACCCAAATAGAATATCTAGCTAAGGTTAAACAGATTTACCAAGCGGGGGCGAAAGCGGCTACCACGGCTACGCAAAGCTTCGGCTTAAGTCTAAAGGCCGCGGGTATAGGTATTATACTTACGCTTCTTACGGCGGTAGTTACGTATTTTACGAAGTTTCAAGGCGGGGCGGACAAAGCCGCGCTAGTTATGGCTAAAGTAGGCGCCGCCGTAGACGTATTAGTAGGATATTTCGGTAAGTTAGGCGAACAAATAGTAGAAAACGCCCTACCCGCTTTACGGGGCGTTTGGGACGTTCTAGCGGGTTTAGCTACGTTCGACTTCGAACGGGTAAAGGCGGGCTTTAACGGCGTTTCGGAAGCTATAAGCAATATAGAACCGATAAGGCTAACGGAAGTAGCCGGGGCTATGGCGGAAGCCGCCCGGGAAGCCGAAAAGCTAAAGAACGCCGAAAAGGCGCTAGAAGTGGCAAGTATAGCGGCTACACGCGAACAAGCTAAGCTAACCAAAGAACTAGAGTACTACCAAGCTATAGCCGACGACGCTACGCTAAGCTTCGAAGCGCAAAAGAAAGCGAACCTAGCGGCCTTAGACATTCAGCAAAAACTAAGTAATACTACGGTAAGCCTAGCTAAACAGGAAGAAGCGCTAGTAAACCAACGCGTAGAAATGGCTAGAAAAAACGGAACGCTAACCCGGGCGCTAGAGAAAGAACAAGCCGAAGCAACCGCTAAAAGAATCGAAGCCGAAAGCGGACTAACGCAAGCCGTACTAGCTAACGGTAGACAGCGTAGACAGTTAAAACAAGACGAACTAGAACGCGATTTAGACATACTAATAGACGGCTTCGATAACCAAAAGACGGTAAACGAACGGCTAATAGCTAACGAACGGTTAAGCTTTCAGGAACGCGAAAAAATATTAGACGAAACCAAAAAGCTAGCCGACGGTTCGTTTGAAGAGCAAATAAAAACTATACAAAAGTTTACCGACGCGAAAGTAAACGCCGACGACCTAGTAAACGAAAGCGACGCCCGCGTACTAAACCAAAAAATACGCGCGCTAGGTCTTTCGGAAATTATAGAAGGCCGCCTACTAGAAATAGTTAGGGAAAGACGCCTAGCCGTAGCGGACTTAAACGAAGCGGAAGCCGACCTAGCCGAAGAGAAAGCAGAAAAGGCCAAAGAGGCGGAAGAAAAAGCCCTAGAGGCTCAAAAGGAAGCGCTAGCCAAACGTTCGGCTATTGTTTTAGCCGGGTTAGAAGTGGAGCGCGACGAAGCGCTACGGGTACTTTCCGAACAATTCCAAGCGGGCGAAATTTCCGCTAAAGAATACGCGAACCGACGACTAGAAATACAGCGCCAATTTAGCGCCGAATACGTACAAGCGGAAATAGACGAACTACAAAAGCTTATAGACTTTAACAAAGCTATAGGCCTAGACACGTTCGAACAAGAAAAACAGCTAGCCGCGCTTAAGCTTAGACTTTCGGAAGAAACCACTAATAAACAAATAGAAGACGCGGAACGCTTAGCCGAAGTAGAACGCGAACTAGCCGAACGCCGGGGCGAACTTCTACAGGAAGTAGCCGCGCTAGCTATTCAGGTAGTTAGCCAACGTTTTGAAAAAGAGCTAGAGACGGTAAACGCGCAAAAAGAAGCCGTAGAGGCTCAAAAAGAAGCGGAAATAGAACGGGCTAACGAAACGATAACAAACGAAAGGGAACGTAACGTAAAGATAGCCCAAATAGAAGCGACGGCGGCGAAGAAGCGCGAACAATTAGCCGAACGCGAAAAGGCTATAAAACAAAGGCAAGCGCGTTTTGAAAAGCTAGCGAACGCGGCGGCTATTGTAAGCAATACCGCCCGGGCTATTACCGCCCAACTAGCCATAACCCCGCTACCTATTGGCGCGCCTTTGGTAGCCACTATAGCGGCTATCGGAGCGGTACAACTAGCGCAAGCCTTAGCGGTACCTATTCCCGAATACTACAAAGGTACTAAGAGCGCTAAAGAGGGGCTAGCGTGGGTAGGTGAACGCGGCGCCGAACTTCGAATAGAACCGGACGGAACCCAAAGCCTAACCCCGGCTAAGCCTACGCTTACTTGGTTAAAAGAAGGTACGCAAATTATACCCGCGGGCGAAACGCAAAAGAGACTAGCCGCCTCGGCGGTAAGCTACGTAAAGGAAAGCGACACGGCGCCGGGGCTATCCACGAAAGCGCTAGAAGACGCCTATAGAAAAGAAACGCGTAGGCTAGGCGACAAACTAAGTAAAAAGCCCGAACGCGTAACTACGATAACCGCCGGGGGCGCTAAACACCTGTTAAAAAGCGCTAGCGGTTGGACAGAATACATAGGCCGTAATTTGTAAAATATGGAACTTAAAAAACTTAAATTCTTCTTAGAATCGGAGGGCGAAACCTACGAACTAAAACAAAGTCCTAGCGGTTGGGAAGACACCCTAATAGAGTACCTAAAAAGTCCAACTTATTACGGTATGTTACGTAGCGTAACCGTTCCGCTAGAGTTCGTAACAAACGGCGCCGCCATACTTCGCCGGGACTACTACACCCGGGCGACGGCGGCTACTACGTGGCTAATTATTCAGGAACTTAACCCGAAGACTTACGCGTACGAACAAAGGTTTAAAGGTAAAATAGACTATTCTAAGTTTAAAGACCAAGACAACCGGGTAACCGTTAACGTACTAGAAAGCGGAATTACGGAATACGTAAAGGCCTACGAAAAAGTAGTATACGAAATACCGCTAGCCACGCCTAACAGCGTTAAAATAGACTTACCCGGGGTAGGTCTTACCGAAGTAGCCGACGCTATTATAGAACCCGACCGCCTAGACTTAAGCCCGGTAGACGTAGGGTTTAACCGTCGCTACCTATTAGGTACCGATATAGTTTTAAACGAACTAGAAAGCGAAGCCTTAACAATTCAAAGCCAAACGGCGGAAGTATACACTACGCCGGGCTTTTTAGCTACTTCGGAAAATTGGCTAATACGCGCGAACGTAAATACTACTTTTTCTTTTAGAATTAAGATACTAGGCCGCTACGGCGTTTACTCTAGTAGCGCGGGCGTACGCTTAGTACTTAAAAACCAAAACGACGAAGTACGACTAGTAGTTAGGGAATTTATAGGCCTAGTTTCCGGTAACCAATTTAAGCCGTTAAACATAGACGAAACGTTTACCTATGAAATACCGCAAGACGAAAAACTATTTTTAGTATTCGAATATTTAAACGCTTTAGGCGGTTGGATGCAAACCGAAGAAGGAAGCTACGAAATAAGTAATAGCTTAGTAACTTCTTCTAGCGAAGTATACGCGCTAACGGCCTACGAAGTATTTAGACAGCTTATACAAAAAATGGCGGGTAGCGACCCTATACAAACGAATAGCTATTTACTTCTTACCGAATGGAAGAAGTTAAAAATTACTAGCGGCGACGCCATACGCGGCATAAATAGCCCCGTACTTAAAACGTCTTTCATAGACTTTTTTAACGCGGTTAACTCTTTACTTTGCGTAGGCTTCGGGGTAGAAAATGGAATAGCCGTACTAGAAAAGCGCGACTATTTTAGCCGGGCTAACACCGTAATAGACTTAGGCGAAGTTTCGGAATACGCGCTAGACCCGGCGCTAAATCATTTATTTAGCCGTATACTAGTAGGGTATAACGACGAAGAGTACGAAAGCGAATACGGACGCGAAGAGTATAACGCGTCGCAAGAATGGACAACGCCTAACACCCGGGTACAAACCGAATATAATATAGTAAGCCCGTATAGAGCCGACCAAATAGGAATAGAAGAGCTACGGACAACTTCTAACCAAGACAACGTAACCGCCACCGACACTAAAAGCGATAACGACACGTTTTTTATAGTAACTAAAGAAGAACCTAACGGCGCCGGGGTCTTCGAAGTGGAAGGCGCCGAAGCTTACCGAAGCCCCGACGGTATTAGCGGGCTTACTAGTAGAAACGCTTACTATAATCTAAGCATAAGCCCGAAGAAAAACCTACTAAGACACGGGGCGTATTTACGTAGCTCTTTGTTTGGTATAGTAGATAGAAATATTCTATTTCAGTCCGCCACTAAAAACGCCGCGCTAGTTACTATAGATTTACAGGGTAACCGGGTAGTAGAAAGGCAAAGTATACCTATAAACAGTTTAGCCGCGCCGTACTTTCTACCAATGCTAGCCGAATTTAAAACCGACTTACCCGTAGACGCCGTAAAGCTCTTAGACGCCGGGCTATACGGTAAAGTACGGTTTACGGTTAAAGGCGTGGAGCTATTCGGGTACCTAGAAAAAGCCGGGGTAAACCTACCTAGGAACTCTAGCCAAAAATGGAAAGTATTACTAGCCGTAGGTAGTAATTTGGCCGGGTTAATTAGATAAATTCGCGAATAAGTGTATATTTGCTTTAAGGTCTATTAAAATCTTAAAATATGTTCAATTTAGCCCCCTTAAATCCTTTTCGGTTCGCAAGTCCAAGCCTAAACGACTTAGACCGGGAACCGGGCTATAAACAGTTTAACGACTACCAAGACCCTAAATGTTATTTACAAAAATGGGAAGTAGGCGACGAAACTAAAATACAAGTTTTAAGCGACTACCCGTTTACTATTAAGGTCTTAGACGCCGACACGAAAGCCGAAATAGACGAACTAGTACCCGAACAAAAAGAAACTACCATTATAGGCCAAACGTTCGCCGTATACGAAGTAGCGGTAACTTTTGCCGACCTACTAGGCGTTTATTTTTTACGAATAGAGTATAACGACGGGGCTACCGATTATACGCTAGATTCGGAACCGTTCGAAGTGGCGGAAAGTTGGCCTAGAACGTTTCTAGCTAAATACAAAAATTCAGAAAATAACTTTAGCGTAGTATTCGACACGGGTATAGAATTTACCCTACGCGTAGACGGTACGCTAAGCGACTTTACCCCGGAGGCTAACGACCTAGTATATACAGACCAAGACCAAAACGCGACGCTACTAGATTCGCTACCTTTCCGCTCTTTTGTACTGTATGTAGGCGACGCTTCCGGGGTTCCTTTTTGGATGCTAGACAAAGTTAACCGGGTTCTTTCTTGTAATATAGTACAAGTACTAGACGTACCGTTTAGCGGCTATTTTACCAAGAAAGACGGCGCTACGTGGAACGTAGAGCGCGAAAACGAATACGCCTTTGTAGGCGCTACGCTAGAAATAGTACCCACAGTAAATAACTTTACCGAACGCTTTTTAACGGAAGGCGGCGGCCTAATTGGAGGGGGTAAACAAATGATACAAAGAGTACACAACCTTACGAACGTTTCGGGCGCCGTAGCTATTACGGGAAAGTTTACCGATAAAACGTTAATAGAAAAATTTTGTATAGTCCGTAGCGGGGCTATATTTAACTTAGCGGTAGGCGTAACGCCGGGCGGTAGTGAAATAGCCGAATTTCAAATAGCGGACGTAGTAAGTACCGTACTAGTTAACCACTTGTTAACCGAAGAAACCGTACTACACTTAACCGGAATTAGTAGCGCGTCTTTCGTCTCTATTATCTATAAACAGCTAGACGACGAAACCACAGGCGGAGGAACTAGCGCCCCGGGTAACGTGGGTAAAGGCGCTACGCTTATTTACCACTTTAACAGCCCCGAAGAGCTAGACGCGGCGTTTGATATGGTAAGCGGTCTAGGCCGTACGGGTACGACGTGGGAAACGTGGGCTATAGCCGACGGTAGAAACGGTACCGACGACATGGGCGGTATATTTCCGCTAGGTTATAAGTTCGGCGAATACGAACTAGGCGCCGAAGGGGGTAACAAAGAAATAACCCTAAGCGTAGGCCAACTTCCGCCACACGACCACGACTACCGTACGGCGGTAGGTACGGCGTATAAAAGGGGTAACACGGGTAGCCGCTTTTTCGATAACAATTTACCCGCTAAGACCGCTAAAACGGGAAGCGGCGAACCTATTAACATTCTACCGCCCTATAAGGTAAAACTTTGGATAACTAAAATAGCCGACTAAATGGAACATTTAATAAAAGCCGCTATAGTTAAGCTTAACGAACTAGATAGCGAAGAAGCGCTAATACTAGCCCGTAAGCTTTTACGTTATTCGGAAGAATTCGACGTACTAGACGACTTAGATATACCGTTTAAGAAGTGGGTAGAAGAGCGTATAACCGAAGGCCTAGAAGTAGATACGTTCGTAGGCTTTTTCGCCGACCTAACAGCCCTAGAAGCCGTTCCGGTAGAAGACATACCCGACGGGGGCTACGCCTTTGTAGGAACCGGAAACGACCGCAAAATATATTATTGGAATGAAACGGCGGAAGAGTGGTACGACCCTTTCGGCTTAACGGCTATACGTACTTCGGTATTTACAGCCGCCGCCGGGGCTAGCGATACGTTTACGCTAGACTTCGAACCGGACGCTAACGGTATTATAGAAGTTAACGTAGGAAGTACCGAAGTTTTCCCGGTTAACTACAGCGTACTAGGCGACGAAATTACGGTAACTTACGCCTTTAGCGGCGGCGAAAGCGTAAAGGTAGTTTACTTTAGAGCGGTAACCGTAGGCCAAAAAGGCGACGACGGGCTAAGCGCCTACGAAGTAGCCGTAGAAAACGGATTCGTAGGAACCGAAAGCGAATGGTTAGAAAGCTTAAAAGGCGCCGACGGTACTAGCGTTACTATTCTAGGAAGTTTAGCCGACGAAAGCGAACTACCGCCTACGGGTAGCCCGGGCGACGGCTATTTAATCGGTAGCGACCTTTACGTATGGAATCCTATTTTAAGCGATTGGCAAAACGTAGGGCAAATAAAAGGCGACCAAGGCGAACCCGGGAAGAGCGCGTACCAAATTTGGCTAGACCTAGGGAACGTAGGAACCGAAAGCGATTTTATAGCGTCGTTAAAAGGTACCCCGGGACTTAGCGCGTACGAAGTGGCGCAACTTAACGGATTTACCGGAACCGTAACCGAATGGCTAGAAAGTCTAAAAGGCGCCGACGGCGTAATAGACTACGACGACGCCGACCTAAGATACTTACGCAAAGATCAAAACGACGGTACCGAATTTACGTTTAGCGTAGGTAAGCTAGTTCTTACCGATACCGACCCCGCCGAAGACTTTACCCATATTTTAGCGTTTACGTCTTCGGGAGAAGTAAAGCTATTAGACCCGGCTAGCGTAGTAGGAGACAAAAACAAAGAATACGTAATAACTACGCCCGCTACGGTATGGATTCTACCCCACAACCTAGGCAAAAAGCCGGGATTTACCGCGGTAGATTCTAGCGGTAACCCGGTCTACCCGGTACCTAGTTGGCCTTCAAATAATGAAATGCGTTTAACCTTCCCGGCGCCTATGGCGGCTACTTCGGGCTTCGTAACTCTTAACTAAATGTCTAAACATAGATTCGGCGGCGCCCCTATAGACTTCGAAAAAGGCGAAGCTTTAAATATGAGGCTTCAAAACCTTTTCCAATTCCCTATAGACCCTTTCGAGGGGCAAATTATTTACCGTAGCGACGTAAAAATAGGGGCTTACTATAACGGTAACGAATGGCTATTCTTTGGGTTTACCGAAGAAGTTTACCAAAAGTTAATAGACCTACCCGACTTAGTTTTAACCGACGGAGTAACGGTTATAGGGACTTGGAATTTTACTACCCCTACTTCCTTAAGCGTGGACGGTTGGGAATGGAATAACGCAAACGTAGAACGCGTAGGGGGCGCCGACGTTCTTAGCCCGGTATTAGGTACCCCGGCGCTTTATAACCGTGTAGATTATCTAGCGGGCGGGGTAGACGGCGAATATTTATACATAGCGGGCGTAGAAGACCCGGACGCCGAAATAGACCCGGATTTACCCGACGGCTACGTATTGCTAGTACGTTTTCTTAGGCAACCTAGCGGAGTTAATACGGGTAACCCGGGTAACCCCGGGGGTAAGTCTGTAGATACTACTAAAGTTACCGAGCTATTTAACGGGTTTACTAATATTTCCGGGAATACACAGCGTAAAATAAACCAAAGCATAGACGCCGCCCTAAGCCTATTTTTAAAAAAGGCTAACAATCTAAGCGACGTAAGTAACCCGGCTACAGCTAGGGCAAATATAGGCGCTAATATAGATTTAGGTACGCTAATAAACGCGGCCTTAGCCGCCGCAAATAACCCCGACGGCGCTAACCCTTTCGCTACTATAGACGACATACCTATAGTCGCGGAAGACCTAATAGACTTACTAGATACCCCTAACAGTTATACGGGCGCCGGGGGTAAAGTGGTAGCGGTTAAGAGTACCGAAGACGGCGTAGAGTTTATAGTATTGGTAGGAATACCCGCCGGGGGCGCCCCGGGTCAAATACTAGGAAAGCTAAGCGCCGCCGACTTCGCTATAGGTTGGGTAGACGCGCCCGAACCGGGTACTAGCGGTATTACTGACATATTCGCGGGGGTAGGCATAAGCATAGACAAAACCGACCCGGCTAACCCAATTATAAGCGCTACGGGCGGCGGGCCGGGGCCTAGCGGGCCGTACCTTACCGACTTAGATACGTTTCCCGTTTTGAAGTTCGATAAAAACTATAGGTACGTACATACGATGGTAGACGCCTTAGCTATTTCTTCGGAGCTAGTAACCCCGGTAGCGGTTTTAGGTAATTTCTGTAAACTATACATTAAGGCTAACGGGGTTAATAAGCCTACGTTTTCTTCGGAATTCGAAATAGTTTGGGATAATTGGGCGAACGCCGCCGGGTCTTGGAATAGGATTTTAGCCGAATACACCCCGGAAGGTAAAATTCTAACCCAAATAGAACAAGCTAGCGTAGGAACGGCGGGCGGGGGTACGGGTCTTACCGTAATTACTTTAACGTTCGAAGCTAACTACGTTCTAACCCATGTAATAGCCGGAAGCGTACAAATACAGCTAGACGACGCCGACGCCGAAGTAGGTTTTAGGACTATTTTGTATTTTAAAGCCGACGGGGTAAATAAACCTTTTTGGTCTTCCGATTTTGTAGTAACTTTCGACAACTACGTAAACGAGGCCGGGGTATGGAATAGGTTTTTTCTAGAATACAGGCCGGAAAATAAAGTATTAACTAACATTATAAATATTTAACATTATGCCGGGAAGATTTAAAAATTCGGGTATTTACTATATAAGCGAATGGGGAGGAAACGACGCAAACGCGGGGACCGACCCACTTTTGCCCCGGGCGACTTTAACGGCTTTACCCGGTGTATCGGGTACAGTAGTAATAGGCGCGGGCGTCTATAAGGGTAGCGTAGGCGGCGGTTTGGTAAGAACCCTACAGGGGGACGGGGGAATGGTAATTCTAGACGGCTTAGGAGGTAACATATCGGTTTCTAATACTTCTATTTTTAGAAATTTATGGCTTAGAAATTTCGCTTCCGTTTCGCACGGAGCCGCGGCGCCCGGTAGTTACGATAACATTTACGAAAACATAGTAATTACGGCGGCCCCGGGTAATTCCCCGTTTTTTTATAGGTCTATTTTTTTACCACACGCTACACCTACAACTTCGCCCGCTTTTCAGGGGTATTGGAACTGCATAATATTAAACGGTATAAATTCCACTTCTAGCTTAAATCACCGTATAGTAGCTTCTTACGTTGCTAAAAATATTACCGTTCCATTTACCCCCGGGCATACTTTTCCAGCTTCTACCTTTGATAATAACTGTTTTAACGGAAAAATTTCTATAAGTGGTATAGTTTATGAGTTAAAGCAACTTTTCGACGGTAGTGCAAGACCCGACGCCGACCCCGGAATTTTAGACTTAGTTACCGTATTCCCGGCGGTTTATACGCGTGGGAATTTTGCTTGCGTAGACCCCGAGTTCTTGGATTTATTTTCAAAAGTAGTTAAACCGACTTCGCCACTTTTAAAAAGGTCTAGCGACGGCTACTTTATAGGAGCGGTAAGACCCGGAAAGTTTATCCCAATAACCGATCCTTCCTTCCAAGTTACTTTCACAAGAATGAATACAGGGAATCCAGATTCGGCTGTGGTATCCGCAGGTCAGAATGATGGCACGGTAAGGATGACAGGTAAGATTTCTGAGTCGCTTGTTTCATCCCGATACCTTGGAGTAAGATCGATTTTGCAGTTTTGGAAAGGGGCAGCTGGCGGCACTTCCGAAAATAACAACGTGCCTGATGCCGTGAAGCTACTGGGACTTCTACCTGCTGAAATAGACAGGCCGAGAAGATTAACCTATTTGATGCGAACTAGCCTTGACCCAAATGCAAATCAGTCCAGTCCTGATTCGATTTGGGATAATGACGGAGCTACCTCAGGACAATACCTGCTCTTTGAGATCAACACTGCACCTGCTCATATTGGCAGCCCTTCCGGCACCCGTGGCAATGGTGACCCTAGGGCTACAGGAGGAGTTGAAAGCCCCTTTAACTTCCGATCTGTAGATATCATTTTCTTACTCGATAACGCGCGTGTCTAATGGCTATCGATCCACTAGCAATACCGGTAGGGCTTGAGGGATTTACCATTTATGAAACTGGAGCGAAAGACTATGATCTAGCGACAGGACTAGACGGTTTCGTTTTGGCCGAAGCGGAACCTTTTCCTAGAATTCCTACGGCTTTCGAGGGCTTCGTTTTTTCTTTCGACCCTTCCGAAAGGTTTATAAAGGTTACGGATTTTAGGGGCCGACCCCTTAGCGGCGCGGTCGTTACGGCTAAAAATTTAGCGGGCGACGTTTCGGACACTACAGGCGAAGACGGAATAGCGACTGTAGCTATACAACCTAGCGGAACTACCGAAATAGTAATTTTAAAGGAAAAGACGTTTAGAACCTATAGCTATACTTTCGCTTCGGAAGATTCTCTAATAACCCTTATACTACAGCCCCGAATTTTAGAATAATGAAGAAAAACAGCCTTTACGACGTACTAGCCGAAGCGGCTACAGGCCTAGCCGAAAGCCTAGGCTACGACGACTTACTAAACCTACTTTATAGCGTATTCGCCGTAAGGAATTGGCTAGTATTCATAGAAAGCGCTATACTAAGCTTCGCCGTAACTTTAGCGCTAAGCCTTACTAGCTTCGTAGAAAGTTATATGTACGCGCCTTTACACGGGCTTATAATTTTTAATATTTTGATTCTTTGCGAAAGTAATAGCGGCGCCTACGTAGTCGTAAAAGTTAAAAAAAATAAATTCGACTTAGGTAAGTTTGTTAGGGGCGGCGCTAAAATGGTAGGCCAAAACCTAGTATTATACCTAGCCTTTAACATGGCACAAAGTAGCGACGTTTACGTATGGCTACCGATTTTTATTTGGACACTATTTACCGGGGTTAACTTCGCTAAGACGCTTAGAAATATGGCTATAAGCGGACTACTAGACGGCGAACTAGCCGACTTACTTTTACGCCAATTTGCGGACAAATACCAACTAAATACAGATATTAGCCTAAGAGACAAAAAAGACAATGAGCAAGACAGTATCGACCCTACAAACTAAGCTAGGCCTTAAGCCCGACGGCGTAGTAGGAGCTAAGACCGTTAAGGCTATAGCCGACCACTTCAAACTAAACACGCTAGGAGCCGCCCACCTACTAGGACAATGTTTTGTAGAAACGCAAGGCTTTTCTAAGTTCCGGGAAAATCTATACTACGTAGACCCCAAACGGACGGCTAGCATTTTTAAAACGGCGTTCGACGGGAACGGTAACCGGGTAATAGACCCGGAAGAAATAGAAGTAGCTACCGGGTACGTAAAGAACCCCGTAAGGCTAGCTAACAAAGTCTACGCTGATCGAATGGGAAACGGTAACGAAGCAAGCGGCGACGGCTATAAGTACCGGGGCGTAGGCGCTATACACCTTACCGGAAAAGACAACGTAGCGCGCTTCGCTAAACATATAGGCCGCCCGGAACTAGTAGCGAACCCCGACCCTATAGAAGTAGAACTAGCTTTTGAAGCCGCGTATTTCTTTTTCTACGTTAATAATCTATTCCGGGAATGTAAAGACCTAGAACCCGCCACTATTCGACGGGTAAGTAACGGCGTTAACCGTGGAAACGTAAACCACAAAGGCGAACCCCTCCACCTAAAAGAAAGGATAGCCGCCACTAAAAAAATGTACGAACTTTTAACGCTATGAAACTAAACGCAAATTTACTGTATTTTCTAGGCGGCGTTCTAGCCGCTTACGTAGTATACTTAGCCTTTCTAAAACCCGAAGTAGAAACGCTAACCGAAACCGTATACAAAGAGGAAATAAAATACAATGTAAAAGACACTACTATAGTAATTTTTAAAGATTCGCTAAGAGTGGTAAACCAAGTAAGCGCCGCGCCTAGTAAAGAGCCTACTAAATACGATTCTATAAGAACTTACCGGGGCGAATTTGGCGTAGACCTTTCGCGCTTTAAATGGGAAGCGGAAACGCTAGGCGAACTATCTAAAATAAGCTTTACGCCTACGCTAATTATACCCGAAAAGACAGTAACGCAAACTACGAAAACTAAAGAAACCGTAATAACTAAAGGTTTATTTTTAGGCGCCGGGCTTAATAGTACGTTTGATTTTAACGCCGGGGCTTACTACTTAAACCGGGACAAACTAGTAGGCTATGAATACGACCCGGTACGCCGGGTACACGCTCTAAAAGTAGCGGTAAAAATTTTTTAAAAAATTTTCCTAAAAATGTTTGTAAAATAATTTCCTATCTTTTAGTATTGGGGTACCATTTAAAACCAATACTAAAAGACTATGAAAAACTTAATCCTTAAGGCCTTTCTAGGCCTTCTTTTCGCCGCGCTAGCTCTTACAGCCGAAGCGCAAACCAAGACCTTAAAAGACTATCGAAAATTACAAGCTTCGGTAGAATACCCGGCGCGTATTAAACAAAATAAAGCCTTTACGCTTTTTAGCGCTAAGCGTAACTTACGCGAAGCTAAGAAAAACGCGCGCCAAGCCGAAAAAGCGCGTAGAGACGCCGAAAAGGTAGCCGAAATGCGGGCTAGAATTGAAGAGCTAAGAGCAAGCCGAAACCAATAATACAGAATGAAAAAGTTACTACTAGCGCTAGCTCTATTTATGGGTATAGTCTACGCGACTACAGCGCAAAAGAAAGACCAACAAACCGAAACGCAAATAAGCGTACACTACCCGGTATTTTCGGTAATTTATACCGAAGGCGAAGACGCCGACGGTAACCCGCTAGGTATGGCAGACTTACAGATACACGACCGGAAGGGGCAAACAAACGACGTATCTATAAACCGCCTTAGCGCCCGCGCCCACGGTAACGACCCGGTAAGCCCCAAAGTAAAGCTTATTTTTATGGAAGAGTTAGGCGGGTTTAATTTTCGTTTCGCCGAAACTATGGAAGAACGGGCTAGAGTACCGGACGGCGTAAATACTCTATTAGTAGACTACCGGGTACTTTTGGAAGCGTGGCGCGTAAAATACAATAATTAAAAAAGATGCAAAAAATTGATATTAGGGCGCTAGCCTTAGAACGTAACCTAGATTTTAAAACTCTAGCCGGGCTTTTGTTTCCCGGGAACCTCCACCCCGTAGACGCGCTAGAACGCGTAGCTAACGGGCAAGCGGAACTAAAAGAAAGCCAAATACTAGCGCTTTCAGATTTTACAGGCCTAGACCCGTCTAGCTTGTTTAGTAGAGAATGGAAAGGAGGCGTAGACGCTTCGGGCTTAGTTTTTACCCGGGGTAACTTTCGCGCCGTCTTTAACCCCTGCACGCGTCTAACGTCTATTTACGACCTTAAAGGCGCCAAACTTTCCGAATTCGTAGTATTAGGCGAAACGGTAACCGTAAACAGTTACTTAGAGCGCCTAGACAATGAAGTAAATAAATTATCTTAATTCTTAACAAACTGCTAAACTATGGCAAAATTAACTATTAGCGTAGAACTAGACACTAACGACGCTAACGACCTAGTAATAGGTTCCAAACTTTCCGAAGTTCTAGACGTTCTAGAAGCCGGAACTACCAAGACGACCGCAAAGGCTACAGCGCCTAGCAAAGCGGAAGAAGACGCCCCGGAGGAAAAGCCGAAGCGTAAGCGAAGAAGCGCCGCCGAAATTGAAGCGGACAAAAAAGCCGCCGCTAAGGCAAAGGCCGAAGAGGAAGAAGAGGAAGAAGCGCCTAAAAGCTCTAGACGTGGTAGCGCCTCCACCACTGCAAAGAAGAGAGACGGCGACGACCTAGAGGCTATTATGGACGAAGGCCGGGCTATTATGGCTAAAGTAATAGAAGACTTCCGGGACGACGTAAAAGCCGAATTTAAGTACTACGGCGTTAAAACTATTTCGGATTTTAAGGACAAAGAAGACCTACTAGAGTTTATCGACTTCCTTAAAGAGTTGGAAAGCGAACTAGGCGAAGCCGAAGAGGAAGAAGAGGAAGAAGCGCCCCGTAGAAGAAGACGCTAAGCTATGGCTAAAACCGTAAACCACGCCGAAAGAAAACACGCGCTACTAAGCCCGTCTAGTTCCGAACGTTGGATAAATTGTACGCCTTCCGTAAGACTAGAAGAGCGTAGCGGAATTCCCGACACGTCGGGCGACGCGGCTAAAGAAGGTACGGTAGCCCACGAATACGCCGAAACCCTACTACGTCTAGAACTTGGACAAATTACCGAAGCTAAGGCTAAGGCTAATTTTAAAGAGCTAGAAAAGTCTAAGTACTACGCCGACGAAATGCACGGCTACGCCTTAGAATACGTAGACAGGGTACTAGCTAGAGTAGACGAAGACCCGGAAGCGCTAGTAATAGTAGAAGCCGTAGTAGATTATACGGAATACGTAAAGGAGGGTAAAGGCTCTACCGATTCTACTACGCTTTCGGGTTCTACTCTATACGTAGACGACTTTAAGTACGGTAAAGGTATACCCGTTAGCGCCGTGGAAAATTCGCAGTTAATGTTATACGCTATAGGGGCTTACATTGGAGCCGGGCGCCCTAAAGCCGTAAAAAAAGTAGTACTTTCGATTCACCAACCGCGAATAGAAAACTTTTCTACGTGGGAAATTAGCCTACCTAGGCTTCTTAAGTGGGCGGAAGAAACGCTAAGGCCTAAAGCCGCTTTAGCGTGGGAAGGTAAAGGCGACCTTAACCCGGGCGCGTGGTGCAAGTGGTGCAAAGTGGCGCCTAAGTGTAGGGCGCAAGCTAAGCAAAGCTTAGAAGTAGCGCGCCACGAATTTAAAGACCCGGCGCTATTATCAGATAGCGAAGTACTACAGGTCTACGCCTTGGTTAAGCCGTTAGAAGCGTGGATAAAAGCCGTAAAAAGCTACGTACTAGATAAGGCGCTAAAGGGTAAAGTTTGGGAGGGCTACAAGTTAGTACACTCTAGAAGTAACCGCGTAATAACCGACGAAGCCGCCGTAATTTACGCGCTAAAGTCGGAAGGGTACGCTAAAGACGAATTTATAAAAGAATCTTTAGCGGGGGTAACGGAACTAGAAAAACTTCTAGGTAAAACTAAGTTTAACAAACTGCTTTCTAAATTCATAGTAAAGCCGCAAGGCGCGCCAACTCTTACAAACATAGAAGACGGTCGCCCGGGGCTAGGAATGGAAGAAGCTATAAACGATTTCAAAAACCTTTAACTTAAATTAAAAATGAGTGAAACGAAAGTAATTTTAACCGGGGTACGTTTTGCGTACGCCCACGTCTTTAAGGCCTACGCTATGGAGCAAGGCGACGAAGAAAAGTATAGCGTTACGGTAATTATACCGAAAGACGACTATAAGAACTTGGACAAAGTAGAAGACGCCATATACGCGGCTATAGAAGCCGGAAAAGGCAAGCTAGGAAAAGGCAAATTTAAGACGCCACTACACGACGGCGACGAAAAAAAGCCCGACGACGAAAATTTTGCAAATTGCTTCTACTTTAACGCGTCTACCAAACGTAAACCGCAAGTAGTAGACGAAAATCTAGACCCTATTCTAGACGCTGACGAATTTTATAGCGGTTGCTATGGTAACGTTAGCGTAAACTTCTACGCCTACGATAACCGTAGTAAAGGTATAGCCGCCGGGCTAAACAATATCCAAAAGACCGAAGACGGCGAAAGACTAGCGGGCGGAACTACAGCCGCGCAAGACTTCGCCGACCTTCCGGGCGCTAAAAGGTCTAAGAGACGTAGAGACGAAGACGACGAAGAGGAAGAGCGGCCTAGACGACGTTCGCGTAGAGACGAAGACGACGAAGAGGAAGAGCGACCTAGACGACGTTCGCGTAGAGACGAAGACGACGAAGAGGAAGAGCGACCTAGACGGCGCCGCTAAAATAGAGTAAGTTGTAATTCACCTAGCCCCCGTAAATTCGGGGGCTTTTACTACCCTATCTTATGGATTATTTACATTTTGATTTTGAAACCTACAGCGAAAAGGACATTAAGAAAACGGGCGCTTACCCCTATACGGAAGACAAAAGTTTTGAAATCCTTATGTTTTCTTTCGCTCTTAACGACGAACCCGTAGAAGTAGTAGACGTAACCAAGACCGGAAAGCTACCTACTTTTTTTACCGATTTAATCCAAAACCCTAAAGTAAAACTTTGCGCCCACAATGCGACTTTTGAACGTCTAGCGCTTAGGGCTTACGGCTACGATATAGACCCTAGCCGCTTTCTTTGTACTATGGTACTTTGTTACTACGCCGGGCTACCCGGAAGCCTAGACAAAGCCGCCGAAGCTCTTAAGCTTACCGAACTTAAAGACCGCGCCGGGACGGCCTTAATAAACTTTTTTTCTAAGCCTCAAAAACCGACCAAGACTAAACCCCAACCCTACAGAAATACCCGGGAAACCCACCCGGAAAAGTGGGCTAGCTATTTAGCCTACTGTAAACAAGACACCGTAACCGAAAGAGCTATACACGACGCGCTATACGACGTTCGGCTACCTAAAGAAGAAAAACTATACTATTTCGTAGATCAAAAAATAAACGACTACGGTATAGAAGTAGACAGGCTTTTAATAAAAAACAGTATAGCCGCTAGTTCTTACTTTTCAAAGCCTTTGCTAGAGGAAATAAAAGATATAACAGGACTAGAAAACCCTAACAGTAACAAGGCGCTTTTAGAGTGGGTAAACGAAAACCACGACGAAGAAGTAGCTACTATAGGTAAAAAGGAAGTAGACAAACTTATAAAAAGCGCTAAAGGCGACGTACTAGAAGTACTTAAGCTTAGAAAAAAGCTAGCTAAGACTTCGGTAACCAAATATAAGCGCGCGCTTTCTTGCCTATGTAAAGACGGTAGGGTACGCGGACTAGTTCAATTTTACGGCGCTTCTACCGGACGTTGGGCGGGGCGCCTAATTCAGATACAAAACCTACCTAGAAACTCTACCAAAACGCTAGACCTAGCTAGAAACCTAGTAAAGCGTGGAGACTTCGAAGCCGTAGAAATGGTATACGCCGAACCTATGGACATTCTAAGCCAACTAGTTAGAACTATGTTTATAGCTAATAACGGCGGCGAATTCGCGGTAGGCGATTGGTCGGCCATCGAAGCCCGGCTAACCGCGTGGCTAGCGGGCGAAAAGTGGCGGCTAGAAGTGTTTAATACACACGGGAAAATATACGAAGCGTCGGCGGCTCTTATGTTTAAAGTACCGCTAGAATCTATTACTAAGGATAGCCCGGAAAGACAGAAAGGAAAAATAGCCGAACTAGCTTTAGGGTACCAAGGGGGACTAGGCGCTATGTTACAAATGGGAGGCTTAGAAATGGGATTAACAGAAAACGAAATGAAAGGCTTAGTAAAGCTATTTAGGGACGCTAACCCGGCTATAGTTCGACTATGGAAGGAATTAAACGACGCGGCTATAGAGGCGGTAAGAAACCCCGGTAGAAAAATTTACGCTTGCAAAAACCGACTTATATTTATTTCTTCGGTAAAAATTTTGCAAATTGTCTTACCGTCGGGAAGGTCGCTATACTACAGGGAACCCGGCCTAACTAAAAACCGTTGGAACGGGGATTCTTTGTACTATATGGGAGTAGTCCGGGCTTCGGGTAAGTGGGGTAAAGTTCCTACCTACGGGGGCAAGCTTACGGAAAACGTTATACAGGCTATAGCGCGCGACTTGCTAGCTAACGCTATGTTAAATTTATACGAAGACGGGTACGACATAGTATTACACGTACACGACGAAATAGGAATAGAAGCGCCCGCCGGGCAAGGTAAAGCAACGCTTAACGCTATGCTTTCCGCTATGAAGCGTTTACCGGAATGGGCGGACGGCCTACCGATAGGCGCCGAAGGATTTACTAACAATTACTATAAAAAAGACTAAGACTATGAAAGACCAAGACAACCGAAACGCCGCAAACCCTACCCCGGAAGACCTAAAAGAAAAGGCTAGACAAATTAGAGTAGAAGAGGGCAAAGAACCCGCTAGCATTGTTAGAAAGCGTAGCCTAGTTTTTAAAGGTAGATACGCTAAGCCGGGTAAAAATTTTTTTATAGTGGAGGCTAGAGACCCTAAGAAGCGTAGAAGGTATATACGTAGTATAGAACTACAAACTTTCTATATAGTGAAAAAGAAAGTAAAAGTAAAGGGTATACGTAAACACCAAGAAAAGCTATTTAAAGTAGACCTTAGCCCCGCCCACGTTAAAGCTATTTTCGAAGAGCTAGAAAACGCTCTACTTAAAGACATGGGATTTACTAGCGGTATTCTATAAGTATGTACGATTTAAAGTTAGATATAGCGACGGCGCCAACTTGCGAAGCCGCTAAATGGCGAAACGATAAAACTACGTGGGGTAAGCTAGTAGACACGCTAGCGAACCCTATAAGAACGCGCGAAACGTTAAAGGAATACCAAAGCTTTACTAAAGAGGCGCAAGGCAGAATAAAAGACGTAGGCGGGTACTTTGGCGGGTACTTACGGGGCGGAAAACGTAGCCCGCGTAACGTAGTGTTTAGACGGCTAGTTACCTTAGATATAGACTACGGACACGTAGATACGTGGTTTGATTTTACTAATCTATTCACTTGCGCCGCCGTTCTACATTCTACCCACAGCCACACGCCCGAAAACCCGCGCTATAGGCTTATTATACCTTTAGACCGGGAAGCGGCGCCCGACGAATTTCTAGCGGCTTCTAGGAAAATAGCCGGGGTACTAGGTATAGAGTACTTCGATAATACTACGTTCGATCTTAATAGGCTTATGTTTTGGCCTTCCGTAAGTAAAGACGCTAAGTACTACTTTAAAGAGCAAAAAGGCGAAGCGTTAAGCCTAGACAGCGTTCTAGATATGTACGTAGATTGGCAAGACGTAAGCGCGTGGCCTAGTAACAAAGCGCTAAAAGAGCGCCCCGGAACCGAAGCCGAAAAACAGCAAGACCCGACTACTAAAAAAGGTATTATAGGCGCTTTTTGCCGTACGTATTCCATAGAAGAAGCTATAGAAAAGTTTCTAGAAAAAGAGTACGAACCGGGAAGCGAAGGCCGCTACACTTACTTAAAGGGGTCTACGTCTAACGGTTTAGTAATTTACGACGGTAAGTTTGCCTATTCACACCACAATACAGACCCGGCGGGCGGCCTACTTTGTAACGCGTTCGACTTGGTACGCCTCCACAAATTCGGAAGCCTAGACGCGTCGCCAAATTCTAATAAGTCTTTTACAGCTATGGAAGACTTCGCCCGGGAAGACAAAGAGACGAAGAAAACTATAGCCCGGGAGCTACTAGAAAGCGCCGCGGCGGACTTCGAAGGCCTAGCCCCTAGTAAGCCTAGGAAAAACAAAGATAAGCCCGCCAAAGCCAAAAAACCCCGGGAAGAAGACGACCCGACCGAATGGATGGCGGAATTAGAAACCGATCGAAAAGGCGCCTACCTTCCTACCGCCTCAAACATTAACGCGATACTAAGAAACGACGCGCTAATAGGTCGGGCTTTCGCTCTTAACGAGTTCGACGGTAAACGCTACGTAACTAGGTCGCTACCGTGGCGTAGCGTTAGGCGCCCGGAAGCTTTCGAAGACGTGGATTTTGCCGGAGTTAGAAATTATATAGAATGTGTTTACGGTATAGCGAATAGCGGAAAAATAGACGACGCGCTAGCGCTAATTTCCTACGAAAACAGCTACCACCCTATAGTAGATTATTTAGAGCCGTTGAAATGGGACGGCGAACCCCGGGTAGAACGCCTACTAATAGACTACTTCGGGGTAGAGGATTCGCCGTACGTTCGAAAAGTTACTAGAATGACTTTAACCGCCGCTATTACCCGGGCTTTCGAACCCGGTTGCAAATACGACTATATGTTAGTTTTAGTAGGTACGCAAGGCGAAGCAAAAAGCCAACTATTAAAAAGACTTGCCCGCGGTTGGTTTTCCGATTCTTTCCAAACGGTACACGGTAAAGAAGCGTTCGAACAGTTGCAAGGCGTTTGGATAATGGAAGTAGCCGAACTTTCGGCCTTTAGGAAAGCGGAAGTAGAAAGTATAAAACACTTCCTAAGTAAGCAAAGCGACCACTACCGCGCGGCCTACGGAAGAGCGCTAAAAGAGTATAAAAGACAGTGTATATTTATAGGTACCACTAACCGCGACGAATTTCTAAAAGACGCCACCGGAAACCGCCGCTTTTTACCCGTTAAGACTAGAAAGCAGTTTAGAACTAAATCCACTTTCGACGACCTAACTAAAAAAGAAGTAGATCAAATTTGGGCGGAAGCTATGGAGCTATACCGGGCGGGCGAACCTATCTACCTTTCAGGTAAAGACGAAAAACTAGCTAACGAACAACAAAGCGCCCACTTTGAATACGACGAACGCGTAGGACTAGTAGAAGCTTATCTAAATACGCTACTTCCTAAAAATTGGCCTAAGTTGGGCTTAAGTGAAAGAATAATGTATCTAGAGACAAACGACAAAAGCGAAGGCGACGAACGGGACTACGTATGTATAGCCGAAATTTGGTGCGAATGTTTCGGGCGCGACCGCCGCGAAATGAGTAGATATAATACCCGGGAGCTAAACGAACTAATGAGAAGTTTACCCGGTTGGGAGGCTAAGAACTCTACGCGAAACTTTCCTATATACGGAAAACAAAAATATTTTGAAAGGAAACTGTTTTAATAATGGCTAGAAGGCATAAACCAAGACTTAACCCACTTAGCCGCGACTTAGTTAAGGTATTCGGTAAAATGGCTATAGAATCTACTAGCGCCGAAGACTTTATATACATGGCACAAAAAACCATAGTAAAGAAAGACGTAGCTACACACTTTAAAAACCTATTCGGAACCGACCGCAAAGGTAAAGAAGTAAGCCGGGTAAAGGCTTCTAATTTATTCCGGGTTTATTGTAAACTTATTTACCGCTATGGAAGTACCAAACCCGAACTATAAACCGAAAGCCCGAGAAAAGCGCCTAGAGCCTTTACTAAAAAAGAAAGTAGAGGCTTACGGCGGTATATTCCTTAAGATACCCGCGCTACACTTCGCCGGGATTCCCGACCGTTTGGCGCTACTTCCGGGCGGGCGTTGCATATTTGCAGAAATGAAGAGCGAAGGAAAAAAACCTAGTAAAATACAGTTAGCAATCCACGCCCGACTAAGAAAGCTAGGCTTTAGCGTTTGGGTAATATCCACAAAAGAAGAGCTAGACGAATTTACAGTAACCGAACTAATTTAAAGAAATGCTAAGACGAAGAAACCTAAAAGCGTACCAACGTAAGACCGTACACCTAGCCAAAGTTAACAGCGCCTACGGCCTTTTCTTGGATATGGGACTAGGTAAAACTATATCTACGCTTACCGCTATTTCCGATTTAATAGACGGCCTAGATATATCTAACGTACTAATAGTCGCCCCTAAAAGGGTAATAGAAAGCGTTTGGAGACAGGAAGCTAAAAAGTGGAGCCATACCAAACATTTAAGCTTTTCCGCTATCCACGGTACCGCAAAACAGCGCCTAGCCGCTCTTAAGGTAGACGCCCAAATATACCTAGTAAGTAAAGATAATTTCGTATGGCTTACGGGCGTCTTCGGCGGCTCTTACCTTCCGTTCGATATGCTAGTAGTAGACGAAAGTTCGTGTTTTAAAAACCCGGATTCGCTACGCTTCAAAGCTCTAAAAAACGTAGTAAATTCTTTTAGCCGTAGACTAATTCTAACCGGAACCCCGGCTAGTAACGGGCTTATAGATATTTGGTCGCAAATATACATTCTAGACAAAGGTAAGCGCCTAGGCGACACTTTCGGCAAGTACAAGGCGCGGTACTTTCAGGCGGACAAACGCCGCGGCGAACATATATACAGCTACAAACTACAGGAAAAAGAATACGACGAAATTATACACGAAAAAATTAGCGATATTTGCGTAAGCATGGCTACAAAAGACTACCTAGAACTGCCGCCGCTAATCGAAAACGACGTAGCCGTAGAATTTAGCCCTAAACTTTTAAATCAGTACTACGAATTCGAACGCGAAAAAGTCCTAGAATTCTTTGGAGACGGCGAACCTATTACTATAGCCGCTACGCAAGCGATAACAAACAAGCTTTTACAATTCGCTAACGGCGCCGTATACGACGAATACAAAGAATACCACGAAGTACACAAACTAAAACTAGAAGCGCTAGACGAAGTAATAGAAAGCGCTAGCGGTAAGCCCGTACTTACTTCGGTTTGTTTTCGTAGCGACTTCGAAAGAATCGAAAAGCATTTTAAGAGCTTAAAGCCTGTTAAGATGCAAACCCAAAAACACGTAGACCAATGGAACGACGGTAAAATACGGTTAATGCTAATGCACCCGGCAAGCGGCGGACACGGGCTAAACTTGCAATACGGTTCTAACCACATGGCGCTATTTGGGCTTAATTGGTCTTTAGAATTATATCAGCAATTTATAAAGCGCGTTCACCGCCAAGGAAACACCCACGAAAAAATATTCTTACATAAGATTATAGCCCCCGGGACTTACGACGACAAAGTAGTAGCTAGTCTTTTTTCTAAAGACCGCGTACAAAGTAGCCTAATGGACGCGGTAAAAGAGCTAAGAAAAAAATATTTGAAAAACTTTTGATTTACCGAACGCGTATTCAACTTTACAACTCTTTAAAATATTTACTAACACTTAACTAAAACGTTATGAAGGTCGAACTATCCAAAGACTTAAAAACCGCCACGCTAGAAAACGGCGAAAAAGTAAAGGCGAAAAGAGGCGAAACCGCCGAAGACTTTAAAACCCGCGTAACCGACTACGTACTAGACGAACATTTAGCTAAAGCCGAATTCGTTAGCGTAGAAGCCCCGGAAGACGTGGAGGCGGAAAAGAAAGAAGCCCCGGCGGAAAAAGCCAAAGGCCGCGCTAAGGCTAACAAGGAAGCCGCGAAAAAAGCCCCGGCTAAAAAGCCTACGCCTAAACAGGCCGCTAAAAAGAAAGTAGCGGAAGAGGAAAGCCCCGGTACTACCGAAGTACCCGCCGAAGTAGACGTAAACGACCCTAAAGCCGTAGCCGACTTCGAAAAGGCGAAGAGGAAAGCGGAAAGGGAAGAGCGCCTAGCCCAAATCAAAGCCGACCGGGAAGAGCGGAAAAAAGCAAAGCTAGCCCAAATAGAAGAGCGGAAAAAGAAGGCGCTAGAAGACGCCGAACTAGCCGCTAAGCGTTTGGAAGAGGAAGAAGAAGAGCGCCTAAAGAAGAGGCTAAAAGAAGAGGAAGAAAAAGAAAAGAGACGCCGCGAACGCGAAGCCGAACGCGCCAAAGCCCGCGCTAAGCGCGAAGCCGAAGAAGCTAAGGAAAAAGAAAAGCGTAAGGCGGAACGCGAAAAGGAAAAGGCGAAGCGTAACGCCCAAAGAGAAAAACAAAGCAAAGAGGCGGCTAAGAAGCTAGTAGAGTTCGCCAAAAAACAGGCGGAAGCTTTTCTGGAAGACGCTAAGGCTAAGGCCGCTAAAATGGTAGAAGATGCTAAGGAAAAAGCGGAAGCGCTTCTAGCCGCCGGGGGTAAAGGCGCCGACCTAGAGCTAGTAGAAGCGGCTAGGCTTATGAAAGGTAAAAAGGTAACCTTTATACCGCAAGGCCAAACCGAAGCCGTACACGGTACAATAAGAGGCGCTAGCGCCGACAAACGGACGGGCTACGTATTCTACCGAATAGTAGACGAAGCCGGGGTACTTTGGCGAAAGAACTACCACGCGGAAGACTTGGTAATAAAACCATAAAATAGGGCTACAGATTGGAGAAAACCCGGGGCTAATAGCTTCGGGTTTTTTTTTATTTGAAAAATTTTAGAAAAAAAGTTTGAAAATAATTTTTATTTGTCCGACAAATATTTACTTTTGGATAAGTCAAACGCAACTAACCAAGAAAAGACAATGAAGACTATTTTAAGAACTAAAACCTTTAGCTTTACGTGGGGTAATATGGAAGCCGTAGCGCTACTTACTGTAGCTAAAGAAGGATTCGAAAAACGCGCTTACGTAGTTTACGTTTCGCCTTTCGGACAATTCGACCAAAACGAAATAAACCTACAGGACGCCACCGAAGCAAACCGCGCCGAAATGGCTAGAGTAGTAGAGCTTATAGAAAAGTTTTGCGACGCTAACGACTACGTACTATACAGCTACTAATTTTTAACCCGGGGGCGCTTCGGCGCCTCCACTTCCTTAAAAGAAAATGAATAGTAAGAATTTAAAATTGCTAATACTTGCGGTACTGTTTACCGTAATAGCTTCGTACGTTCTGACGTCTTGTACTTCTAAATACAAGACTATTCTAAAAGACCACACGCCGCTAATAGACCGCCCTAACTACGCCATATTCGGCGAAACTGTTAACGGTTGCGAATACCTAATATTAGACGGCCACTACGCCGGGGGTATAATCCACGCGGCTAACTGTAAGAATCCTAAACACTCTACGCCATGCAAGAAAGACTAATAGACGAAGCTAAAGCGCGTATTCAGATTCTAAACCAATTAGAACGCGCCTACAGAAACGAAGCCGCTATACTTAAGGCCTGCCCGGGAAACCCTAGGGCGTTCTTCCCTAACAAGTCAGTACGAACCCGGGTAAGGGTAGCGCTAAGACGCGCTAAGCTAGAAGGCCTTAAGCTACACGTAAAAGAGGCTAGCCCCGCCGGGGCGCCTTGGTATACTACCGACCGGGCCAATATAGGCGCGTTACTTATGGCGCTAGACGTCGCCCCGGTTTGGCTAGACGGCTACTACGAACTAGACGAAGAAACCGCTAAAATTTTAACCTATATTAAAACGTTATGAAAAAGTTACTAGTTATTAAACACGCTACCGAAACAGGCTACGCGGGCTTCTTAGTGGAGGCTAACGAAGGTACCGAACTTAACGGCTACCCCTTTAACCCGTCGGGTAAATTTTCGGCGCTAGGAGCCGCCCCGGGGGCTATTTACGAAGTAGAGCTAAACGAAGAAGGTACTACTATTACATATAAGCAGAAAGCCCGCCCCGTAGCCTTATGGCATAACCCCGAAGACGTAAAGGCGTGGAGGGCTAAACATATAGCCGCAAAGAACGCCGACGCCACGCTAAAGGCTATAAAGGTAAATACGCTTTACGAAGCGCTAGCCCCGGTTAAAATGGCTTACCGGAATTCTAACACGAACCAAAGAACGGCGCTACTAGCCGAAATTATTAGATACGTAACCACTTAATAGATGAAACGTAACACACTAACGGACGGGGCCGGGCGGCCTAAGTCCTACGAATGGGTAAGGCCCGAAGCCCCGGAAGTAAACGGCCTACTACAGGGCGCTAAAGCTTCCGGTATTTACGAAAACGATCTAGCCCCCGGCGGCGCCTTTAGTAAAGCCGTAAAGGAAGCTAAAGGCGTTAGACTACTAGCTAACCAAGACCCGGAAGAAGAGCCGCTAAAAGAGCTTAGCGAAACGGTTAAAATAAGCGCCCGAATACCCCGGGAACTTACCGACTACGAAAAGTACGGTTATTCTAGTTTTACCGAAATGGTAGTAGAAGGTCTTAAAGCCGTAACGGGCCTAACCGGGTGTACTAGCCCGGGCGAAAGACCGCTAGCTATCCGAAGCGCTAAGAGCGTTAAAGAGCTTATAGACGCGAAGAAGTGTATTTTATGCGGCGAAGGCGTAGAGCGCGCAGGCTCTTACGTTTGCGTAGATTGTGAAAAATCTTAAAGCTATGGAAGACCTAACCAAAACCGAAGGCCTAAGCCTTAGACAGGTAGAAGCCGAAATAGCGTTTTTAAATAGAGCTATACGCGAAGGGATTCTAGAGTACGGCGACTACTTTACCCACGCCGGGCTAGGCTCTTACCTATACGTAAGGCGCGAAGCTTTAAAAGAACGATATATAGAGCTAAGCGAAAGCGTAGGCGGCTACCTTACGGAAAAAGAAAAGCCCCACTACGGGCGGGTAATAGGCCAGCTAATCTACCACGCGCTAGCCGTTACCGGAGTTTACCACATTGTACTAAAAATCCTAGAGCTATGAAAGAAGAACGTATAAAACGTACTTGCGGAAAGTGTAGGGCTTTAGCCGTTGGCGGTTGCTCTTTAGGCTACAAAACAGAAATAACCAAATTTCGCGCCAATTCGGTACACGAAAGAAAACCGTTAGAACTTTGTCCAAAGCCGCTAAAAGTGGTAGAGTTTGTAGTTTATTGGAACCTTAAATATAATAACCCTTGAAAGTTTTAAAAGTATCTACCCTACTACTAGCCGACGACGAATACGAATTTGTAGCGGCTCTACACGGCGCTAAGTGTAGGTTTACAGACCTTAGCGGAAAGGAACCGGACACGGCCTATATTTCGCCGCTACTCTACGCCCGGGCGAAAGACTACGTAAACAGGCGCTTAGAGCCTACCGGGGTTTTAAGCCCCCGGGCTACTATTCGGCTTTTCGGTATAGAGCTAGTAGAGGCCGTAGAGTTAGACGGCGCCGAATTCGACATAGAGCTAGTAGATTTTAAAACAGACTTAGACGACTTAAACTATGAATAGAAAACTAGCCGCCGAACTAATCCCGGGACAATGGTACGCCGACCGGAAAAAGGGAAGCCCCGGAAGCGTTATATTTTTACGCTACAAAGGCGAAGGCCTAGACCTTAAAAAGAAGTATACGCTAGTCTTCGACGCTCAAATAATCGGACACGACCTACACCCGGCTAACAGCTATCTACTAACTACGCCCGGGGCTACTTACGACTTCGTAAGAAGTTGGAAAGAATTCTACGAACCTACAGCGCTAGACCTTCAATACGTGGAGGCTAGAACGTCGAACTAACCTAAAAAATATATGTTTGGAGCCTTAGCGATAGGTATAGCGTACGCAATAGCCAAAGCTTTAGACGACGCTAGCGACTATAAAGAGCCTAAAAACAGGCACAAAAACCGCTATAAATAGACGGTAATTTTAACCCCCTAAAAAGTATAGAACGTTAAACCTTAAAAACTACGTAAAACTATGGAAAAACCTAGAACAAATTTACCGCTAACGACGCGTAAAAAAGCCTACCACCCGCTAGAGCCGGGGCAATGGTACGCCGACGAACCCGACCCGGGACGTAAAACGGCTTTTCTTTTCTTGCGTACTAGAACTATAGGAAAACACGACGAAACGCTATACGCGTTTTCTAAAGTCCGCTACGCTTTCAAAGGTATGGTAGATAGGTACCGGGCGGCCTTCATTAAAGGCGAATATTGGCTAAGTATTTTAAGTATACCTAGCGGCCTTTACCAAGTAACCCCGGAAGACGTGGAGCTAATTAAACAGCTAGAAAATGGTAGAAATTAGTTTTACGCCTCATAAGGTTATAAGCGTCGCGGCGCTAGAATCCATTATAAACGGAAGCGCTAAACTGGTCTACGTATCTTTTGTAGATAAAGGCGGAATAATCCACGCGCTAGACTACGGTAAAGGTAAGTTTACCTTTATACCTATAGCGGCGGCGGGTAGCGTTCCGGTAATGTTTGAAGCGGCTAGTAGTGTAGAGGCCGTAGGCATGGCGTTAAAAAGCGGCTACCAAGTCTTAAAATTTGAGTCCATAGACGAAATGGTACGCCACTACCTAGAGACTAACCAAATATAAAAAGGCCGTAGACAATATCTACGGCTTTAGTTAGTCAAACTACCAAGACAAAGTATTTAAAAACGAAGTTACTAAATTTTAAAGCTATGAGCAAGAAAATAAAACTAGAGTTAGACAGATTCCCCAAAGAGCTAGAAGAAGCCGTAAATAGCCGTTTTCCGGGGGCTAAATGCGTTTGTAGGCTAGAATTCTTTGTAGAACGTGGCTACGCCGTAGAATACGCTAAAGACCACGAAAAAGCCCCGGAAATAGAAGCCTTTATACGCGGCGCCATGTGGGGAAACGAAGAGCTACGCGCCCGGGTCTATAAAGTGTTACCGGAATGAAAAATATATTTTTCGATTTGGAGACTACCGGGTATAGTTCCGAAGCTTGCGCTATTCACGAAATAGGACTATACGACCCGGAAGGCGCTAGCCTATCTATTAAGGTTAGGCCGTTTACAGGGGCTAAGATAATTACCAAGGCGCTAGAAGTTTCGGGCGTTACCGTGGAGGCGCTACAGGCCTACCCGGAAGAGGCGGAAGCCGTTCTACAGTTTAAGAAGTACATAGGCGAAGCGGTTATAAAGTACCGTAAGCCGCTTAGGTTCGTCGGTTGGAATAATAGATATTTCGATAACCGATTTTTAAAGGCTTTTCTATTTCGCCACGGGCTTACGGTATTGGCTTTAGATATTAATATCCATAGCTACGACCTACTACAGGCTATACGCTCTAATCATTTTAGAAAAGGCGTACGACCCGGAAAGCTAGGAGACGTAGCGCGAAGCCTAGGTATAGAAGTAGAAGCCGAAAGCCTCCACGGGGCGCTATACGACGCGAAGCTAACGGCAGAAATTTATAAAAAATTGTACGGCGCTTACGGTTAGATATTGCGTACGCTTTTAGGCCTGTTAGGCTACGAAGGGTTTAAGGCTTTTAGGCTAAAAAGTGGAAATTTCCGCAAGCCTAAAAGCCTTTTATTTTTGGCGCCTTATAGCCGTTTAGTTCGTTGGAATTTTAAGGAAACGAAAACACCGGGCTACGTCTTTTTTAGAAACTACGTAAAATATTTTTAAAATAATTTCGCTAAGCTATTGTTTATTTCCGGGGCGTTCGTATATTTGGATATGTCAAACGCAAAACACCAAAACGACGTAGTTATGAAAACTTTAGTTAATGAACTCGAAACCGCAAAAGAAAACGCCGCCGCTAAAGGCTTTACTATTTCTAACGAAAGCGAAGACTTTATAGGGTTTAGAAACCCGGCTAACTTTGTCTACTATTGGTTTAGAATACTTAATATGTCAGACGGTAACGTATACCTAACCTTCGACCACATATACAGCCAAAACACCGGAAAGACTTCTAAGAACTACCGCCGGGCTTACACCTTCAAAAGTAACTACCTAGGAATATAAATTTAACCCGGGGGCGCTAAGCCCCCACTAACCTAAAACATAATGGAAAATCTAGTAGAGAAACTTAGACAGGAAACCAAAGAGCTAAAAACCGAATACCTAGAGCGCGTTAAGACGTGGGCGGCTAACGAATTCGACCACTTAGAGCGCGTAAACGGTTGGGGCGTTTTGGAGTGGTGCCAATTCCTAGGAATAGAACCCCGAAAGGAATCTAACGCGGTAACTAATTCCTATTTCTACCCTAAGAACTTTCACAATACCAAGGCGTCTAAAACTCAATTCTTACTAAGACGTAAAGCTAACGCCGCCGTAAGAGCCGGGAAAGAAGCCCTAGTAGGTAGAGCTATACAGGACGCCGAAAAACACTACGACGCGGCTACGGAAAAGCTAGCCGACCGGGTAAAGGCCAAAGGCTTAAGCGTGGAGGCCGTAGAAGTGGTAACCGGGCGCGTAGGCGTTAACATGGAAGTAACCATAAGCGACGGCGCTAAAACGGTAAGAGCCTTTACTATAGTAGCTTCGGGCGAAATTCAAAGGCCACACTATAGATATTTAATTAAGTAAACACCGGGGGCGCTAAGCCCCCTACGCCTTTTTCTAATAGCCTACGTAAAATATTTTTAAAATAATTTGCGTAGGCTATTGTTTATTTCCGAAGCATTCGTATATTTGGATATGTCAAACGCTAACCCACAAAAAGACGTACTTATGAAAAACCTAGTTCAAATTCCCGCCCATTCTGTAGATTTTTCTACTTTCAATAAAACCAACTTAATAGAGGCCGCCGGGATTCCTTTCTATATTTTGGTAGAAGGCGAAGCTATCCTACTTACTACTAGATACTGTAGACCTGCCGCCGTTAAAGTAGAAGGCGTATACAAAGAAATTAGCCACGCCGAAAAACAAAGACTACTAGACGCCGCCGAAACTATAGTAGCTTGGTTAGACTTAGGTAACCGCGACTACCAATACGTAAAACTTAGATAAATAAACCCGGGGGCGCTAAGCCCCCACTAACCTAAAACAATATGAAAAAACTAGAAGACATTCCCAACGAAGAGGGCTACCGCCTAGTAGGTTATACGGCGGGCGGCTTCCCGGTCGAATTGGTAGTAGCTAAGCGCCGGGTAACCGGGCTACACTACCTAGAAAACCTAAAAGGCCTAGAAATACCTATAGCCTTTCTAATTGGTTGGCTACCCGCCGAAGTGGTTAACCGTAGAAGAAACTACTTAACGGGCGACCACTTGCTAGAAGACCTAATAGCGGGTATTCCGGTTAACTCTTCTAACCTAGAAACCATAGCTAAAACCGGGGTAGTTTCCGGGGCGCTTAAAGATTCTATAAAGCGCGTAGCCTTGGAATATCTAGCTAGAACGCTAGAGGCTTTATAGCGTACGTAATGTTTACTAAGCGTTCTACGAAGCCCCGAAAGGGGCTATTTTTACGTCTTTTTTATCCTATTCGCTACGTAGAAAAGCCTTTGTTTACTTTTTGTTTACGCTATTGTTTACGTTTTGTTCCTTTCTAACTTCCTGAAAAACAGTATTTTGTATAGAGTGTAAACAATGTAAACAATAAATAGCTTAGAATTCAGATAGAAAAGAGGGGGTACTATATCTACTAAATATATAGACAGGTTGAAAGACCCCCTATATTCCGTTGGCCTATATAGAAGCATTGTTTACATTGTTTACGTTTTTTATAACTTACTGATTCTTAAGCCGTTGCGGTAAACAATAAAAAAGCGCGCGTTTACGCCTAATTTAAAATCGAATTAAAACGCGCCTTTTTCTTTTAAATTCCCGTTTTAAATTGCAAACTTTAGACTTTATAAAAACGGAATACTTTAAAATGGCTAGATATAGAGACGAAGAAGACCTAGAAGACGACTACGAAGACCGCGACCCGGGCGTAGACGTAGCTAGTTTATTTTCGGCGTTCGATTGGAAAGGCGCCAAACGTTCGGCTAAAGTCGGCGGGCGTAAAAAGCTATTCGAAAACCCTAGTAAACTTTGGGCGCTAGCTTGCCAATACTTCGAGTATACAGAAAGTAACCCGGTACGTAAACACGACTTTATAAGGTCGGGCGTTATGGCGGGTAAAGCTATCTACACTTACCACCCGCGCCCGTTTACGTGGATGGGTTTTGAAAGCTTTCTATGGGTTCGCGGTATTTGCTCTACTTTGGAGCCGTACCGGGAAAACCGCGAAGGTAGGTACGAAGAGTACGTAGAAGTTATACGGGCTATCGGTAACGTAATGAAGTCGCAAAAATTCGACGGCGCCGCGGTAGGACTGTTTAAGGAAGGCTTAATAGTTCGGGACTTGTACCCGGAAAAAGAGAAAGGCGAAGAGCGCGACCCGGCAAACGGCGCGCCACAATTTACGGCGCCCGTCGTTAATGTATATTTCGACGGCGCCCCGCCTTTATCTAATAGCGAAGCGGAAGTAGACACTACGCGAAAAGAGCTAACCCGCGACGGCTCTAAGCCTAATACCGAAGAAGACTAAAGCTATGTTTAGATTTAACGCTAGCCCTATCTACCACGCTAACGCCACGTCTAAAGCCGACGTAATTATACACCAAGGCGGAACCGATAGCGGAAAGACCTATAGTACGATACAAAACCTACTAACCATAGCCGCCACGCCTTACAGCGGCGAAGACCCGGTAATAACCGTAGTAGGCGAAACTATACCTAACCTAAAGGCCGGGGCGTACCGCAAGGCTAAAGACCTTATATACAATACGCCCGGGCTACAAAACTACGTAGAGAAAATAAACGAAACCGAACGTAAAATAACGTTTAAAACCGGCTGGGTAATGGAGTTTAACAGCTACA